GGTCATTGATTTAATAGTAGAATATTCTAACGGATATGGTGAAGGGGTAAGAGAAAACAATTTTTACGATTGGATAGTAATCTTACCAATAAACATATCAGTTGCAACAAGTGGTTTTTATGCAGGAATAGAAACAAAAACAAACTCAGCAGTCATTAGAGCATACAAAGTGGTACTAGAACAAATGCTAACTGAGACTGTGACAAGACTAGATTCTTTAGAGCCTGACAATGACTGATATATACATTGAAATATCAAAGCTGACAGATAAGTTTAGGACTATGGCTTATGGTATTGTAGTAGACGAAAACAAAATAAACGAAGCTGTCCAAGAATTAATGATTTATTTTCTGCAAATGAATCCAGACACCCTTAGAAATATATATGAAAAAGATGGTATTAAAGGCATATTAAATTATGGAGCAGTAGCTTTAAGAAGAGCGTTGACTAGCACAAGAAGCAATTTTTACTATAAATATGAAAAATACTATACTCATATAGATGGCGCTAATTATAATATAGACTCTAGTAGTAATAGTGCAAATTTAGAATGGGCTAACGGAAGAGCAGATTCAAACAGTAGATATATTTACAATCTACCAAATGAAGAAGTAGACAATGAAAGTTTAGAAAAACTAGAAAAAATTGATGTTGAGCTTGATTTGTTAGAATCTTGGTATGATCGTGAATTATTTAAATTATATTATTATGAAGGCAATACCCTTGATTCATTAGCAGCAAAGACAAGAATAAGTAGAAATAGCATATTCACAACAATAGATAAAGTAAGAACAATTTTAAAAAAAAAATTAAATGAAGATGTATAACCCAAAAACCCACGACAGTTTTGTAATGCAATTCGGAATTAAGCATCCTGATTGGAGACAACCATATTGGACAGTTAAAAATGAATAAGTTTTTTGTTCCTAATAAAGTTTATGAAGATAGAATAGCAATATGTAAAGCGTGTGATAAATATCTTAGTTTATTAGGAAACTGTTCAATTTGTAAATGCTTTATGAAGGTCAAGGCACGCCTCGCACCGTCGGAGTGCGCAGCAACCCCTAAAAAATGGGAAAAAACAAGAGAAAAAATAAAAGAACCAAAGGAATTGCCCACAGAAATAATAGAATCAATATTAAATGTTGCAAGTAAATTTATTAGAGGCAAGTTTAAAGATCATGAAAATAAAAAAGACGCAATAGAATTATACAATACAATATATATGACGAACTATTCAACAGCTACCAATTGTAGCTCTTGTTTAAACGATTGCTATCGTGGAATTAATAAACTTTATGAAAAATACACAAAAAAAAACAATGACTAAAGATTACAAAAAAACCCCACAACCTCATTACTATACAGGAAACCTATACGGATATTCAGCTAAAGATATAGTTGATGACTTTGATTTAAGTGCGTGGAAAGCTCAAGCCGTACAGTATATATTAAGAGCAGGAAACAAGGAAGGCAATTCTCCTGAGCAAGACATACAGAAGGCGATAAACGTATTACACTTTGAATTAGAAAAGATTCACGAAGAAAGTAAAACATTAACAGGAGGATTAGCAAAATGACACTATATAAATGTAAATGCGGTAATGAAGAGAATATAGGCAAGACTACCTTAGCCCTAAGAGACGGTAGATGGAGGTCTATACACGCACTATGTGATTGCGGCTTATGGATGGAAGCAGAACCTGAAGAGGGAATGCCTAGCCTAATTAGAACAGAAGCGTCATTAAGTAAAAAGAGGTGGGGAGACAGGCTTTGGGATAGCGCTAAAGAAAAGCTATTAGGAGAAAGAGGTATAAACGAGCCATTTGATTAAATGAAACTAAGAACCAAGAAACACTTAAACTATTTATTAAGTGAGGCTGTAAAGTTTTATTTTAAGAATCCTGAGCATAACAGCTTAGCAGACTTATCAGAAATGTTTAGAATTAGCAAGGTGACAATAAGCAATGGAATATCTAAAGAGTTAAAGAAAAGAAAAGATAACAGCCTTGCAGGTAGATTTATGCGTCTATGAACTTTGTAATAAATAACACGCAAGATAAACAGACTCTATTTAATTACTTAAAAGAGCTTGATAGCGATTATATAGTAAAGGTAAAGAAACAAAGAAACAATAGATCAAGTATGCAAAACAATTATTACTGGGCTTGTATAGTACAACCATTAGCATCAGAACTAGGCTATTTTCCTGATGAAATGCACGACACACTAAAGATTAAGTTTTCAAGTGAATGGCAAAGCATAGAGATAAACGATAAACAGATAGGTCTACAAACAGTAAACAGCACAGCAAGAATGAACACAAAAGAGTTCGAAGTATATGCAGATCAAATACGTATATGGGCTTTAACAGAATTAGGTATAAGATTAATGCTGCCAAACGAATTCAAGTGATTTCTATTATATAATGAAACTTGATTAATCAAATTATTTCAAAATGAGTACACACGGAGGCAAAAGAGAAGGGGCAGGTAGAAAGGCAAAAGCAGAAGAACAAAAGCTAATAGAGAATCTAACACCAATGAACGCTATGGCTTTAGAATCACTAAAAAAAGGATTAGAGAAAAAAGAACAATGGGCAGTTAAGTTATTCTTTGAATACTTTTATGGCAGACCTCAGCAAAGAGTAGATGTTACTACAAACGAGGAGAGTCTGAATATGCCTTTAATAAACTTTGTAAAAACTGAATCTTAGCGAGAAATACAATCCACTATTTACATCTGACTGTCGTTATTACATAATAACAGGGGGTAGGGGGTCAGGTAAGTCTTTTGCAGTTACAGTCTTTCTAACATTACTCACAATGTCAAGAAACATTAGAGTATTGTTTACAAGATACACTATGGTATCAGCACACCTATCTATTATTCCTGAATTCTTAGAAAAGATAACGCTATTAGGATATGAGAGTATATTCAGCGTAAATAAAGCAGAGGTTGTCAATCTAAAGAACAAGTCAGACATTCTATTTAGAGGGATCAAAACATCAGCAGGAAATCAAACAGCAAGCCTTAAATCATTAACAGGCGTATCTAATTGGGTGCTTGATGAAGCCGAAGAATTAATAGACGAAGATATATTTGACACAATAGATTTAAGTATTAGGGAGAAGGAAATACAGAACAGAATCATCCTTATATTAAACCCTGTTACTAAAGAGCATTGGATATACAAAAGGTTCTTTGAAGACAAAGGGGTTGAAGCTGGTTTTAATGGCGTTAGAGACAATGTATGCTATATCCATAGTACATACCTAGACAATGAAGAAAACCTCTCAGAGAGCTTCCTGGAGCGTATAGAGACTATAAAGCATAACAACTTTAAAAAATATCAGCATAAAATAATGGGTGGTTGGTTAGAACGTGCAGAAGGAGTTGTATTTGATAATTGGAGTATAGGCGAATTTAATCCTGATGGATTGCAAACATCTTGTGGTATGGACTTTGGTTTTAGCGTTGATCCTGATAGCTTAACAGAAGTAGCTATTGATAAAAAGAAACAAAAGATATATTTAAAAGAACACATATACAAGAACGGATTAAAGTCGCAAGACTTAGCGCAGTTGATATTAGAAAAGGTAGATCAGAAGTTAATTATAGCGGATAGTGCAGAGCCTAGACTAATAGCAGACTTAAAGCATTTAGGAGTAAACATAAAGCCTGTTAAAAAGGGAACTATTGAAAGTGGTATAACTAGAATGCAAGATTATCACTTAGTCATAACACCTGAATCAACTAATATAGCTAAAGAGCTAAACAACTACGCATATCAAGATAAGGGCTCTAAGTTATATATAGATAATTGGAATCATGCGATTGATGGAATTAGATATAATGTTATATATCATTTAGACAATCCGAATGCAGGTAAATATTTTGTGCAATAATTGTATTATCTAATTAATTTAAAATTGAATAAATTGTTTTCTCTTATTGCCCATTTATGTGTTCCACAATCTTTTAACTCAGAATTTTGTAATCCTGTTGTGTATCCATTATCATTACATACGACTAAAAGCTTTCCATTAGTATCTCTTACAACATCATATAAAGAGCTTTTCCAATATACATTTTCATTGTTGTCTAGTAAGAAGTTTATTGTTTTAAGGATTTCTGAATTTTTCATTTTTTCTTTGTTTTTAATTATGGTACAAATATACAGCTTTTTTTTAATACACACAATTATTAACGGAATTATTTACAAAGTTATTAACAATGCAAATGTTTAGAAGATTATAAGAATAAAAAAAGGGCAGCAAGTTAAAAACCTGCCACCCTTCAAAAGTAAAAATGAAACAAACAGCGGCAAATATACATTAATAAATAAAACAAAAGCATTTGTTAAACTAAATTATCAATTTTTCTATTATATAGTGATGAAGGTTAAAATTAAAAAAGAAGGCAAGAACAAAGAGTTTAAGTTAATTAGCAGTTGGTCAGATGTAACGCTAGAGAAGTGGTTAAAGTTAGT